ACGCGATCCTCAGCCCGAACGAATCCCGCGGCATCCTTGGCTACAAACCCAGCAAGGATCCGGGAAGCGACAAGCTGATGAACCGCAACATGCCGGTCGACAAGGCGCTCGGCGGTCCGGAGGACGAGGCGGCCAGTGACGTGCCGCCTGAGATGGAACACAGCCTGGTCCGGCACCGGAAGAAGAAAGCTTCCCGGAGTGTTCCGGTGATCGGGTTTGTGAGGTAACAAGCGGAACTGCCGAAAGGCAGCTTTTTTATTTTTGGGAGGTTTTGCCATGAGCACGAAAAGGAAACCCGATTTCAGCGGTTGGGCGACCAAGTTCGGCATCAAATGCACGGACGGCCGCACGATCCTGAAAGGCGCGTTTGACGACGATGAAGGGCGAAAGGTTCCGATTGTCTGGCAGCACATCCACGATGACCCGGACATGGTTCTGGGGCACGCCATCCTTTACAACCGTAAGGAAGGCGTATGGGCTGACGGCTACTTCAATAATGGTCCCAAGGCCCAGAGCGTGAAGGAAGCGCTGCGGAATGAGGATATCGAAGGCCTGAGTATCTACGCGAACGGCCTGAAACATGTGAACGGCCGCGAGGTCGCGCATGGCTCCATCAAGGAGCTGAGTGTGGTCCTGGCCGGCGCCAATATGGGCGCGACAATCCAGAACGTCATGCTGGCCCACGGGGACGGACTGCCCTATGAGCTGGAGGACGAGGCGATCATCTACAACGATGACGTGCCGATCTGCCATGCCGAAGGCGGAGCGCCGAAGAAGCGCGTAAAGCCTGAGGAAGAGGAAGACGAGGAAGAAGACGCCGATTCCGAAGAGGAAGAAGACGAAGAGTCCTCCGACGCCGAAACCGAAGATGATGAAAACGACGAAGAGGAGGACGAAGAAGTGGCTGATGTGAAGAAACGCAACCAGCGGCTCCAGCATGCTGACGAAGGCGAAGAAGAAGCTTCCGGCAGCGGCAAGACTGTCAAGGAGATCTTTGACAGCATGACGGAAGAGCAGAAGAATGTCTGCTATTTCCTGATCGGACAGGCCCAGAACGGCGGCGCTGACGATGACGACGAAGACGATACAGCGGAACACTCCGCGATCGATGATGATGAGGAGGACGACGAAATGAGAACCAATCCTTTTGACCGCAACAAGACCCAGGAACCTGCCGTGACCCTGAGCCATGACGACATGAAGAAGATCATTGAGCGCGGCGTGAAGCTTGGCAGCATGAAGGCCGGCTGGGAAGAAGCCCTGGAAACCAATGATGCCCTGGCGCATGCCGTGTACAACGACGACGGCACCGAGCAGAAATACGGCATCGCGAACATTGACTATCTGTTCCCGGATTACTACGAGCTGAACGACAAGCCCGATTTCATCCGCCGGGACAACGACTGGGTGAACGTGATCCTGAACGGCGTCAAGAAGACCCCGCGCGGCCGGATGCGCACGACCCATGCCAACATCACCATGGATGAGGCCCGGGCCAAGGGATACATGAAGGGCAACCGCAAGGAAGAGGAAGTCTTCAACCTGCTCCGCCGGTCCGTGGATCCCCAGACCGTGTACAAAAAGCAGAAGTTCGACCGCGATGACATCATCGACATCGACGACTTCGACGTGATCGCCTGGACCAAGGCCGAGATGCGCGAAATGCTGAACGAGGAAATCGCCCTGGCGATCCTGCTTGGCGACGGCCGCAGCTCCCTGGATCCCGACAAGATCTTCGAGACCCACATCAAGCCCATCGTGAGCGATGATGACCTGTACAACGTCAAGGTCACCGTAACTGCCGCCCCGGATGATGCCGTGACTGCCAAGAACGCGATCCGTGCCGTCATCAAGGCCCGGAAGTTCTACAAGGGATCCGGCAACCTGGTCCTGTTCACCAGTGAAGACTGGCTGAGCGAGTGGCTGCTGCTGGAGGACCAGTTCGGCCATGAACTGTACAAGGACGAAGGCGAACTGGCGAAGAAGATGCGCGTGCAGCGGATCGTGACCGTTCCGCAGCTGGAAGGCTTCCAGCAGGACGGCCAGGACGTCATGGGCATCATCGTTGACCTGAAGGATTACGCCACCGGTACTCCGCGCCGCGGCCAGATCGAATTCTTCGATGACTTCGACATCGACTTCAACCAGTACAAGTACCTGATCGAAACCCGGCTGTCCGGTATGCTGGCGAAGCCTTTCTCCGCCATGACGATCAAGATCGCCACCGCCCAGAAGGGCGCCCCGCACTACAATGAGGTAACTCCCGTAGGCACCGAGAACCCGAAGTCTGAGGGCTGGTATGAGAAGGAAGGTTCCGTGTACCGGAAGTCCGCCGACTCCACGGTGGTCGAGGGCAAGAGCTACTACAGCCGGAGCACTGTTCCCGCTGACGATAACCTCGGTGGTAACTCCTGATAAACTTTGACCGGAAGGAGGTTCTTCTCTATGGCGAAGTATCGTGGACGAGTCGGTTTCGTCCTTACAAGGGATAACCAGGAGACCGGTATCGTTGAGGAGCACGCCATAGAGAAGACCTTCTATGGCCGTGTTCTGCAGCATAAACGGAACTGGCAGTCGTCCGATATGGTAACGGATGACCTGAAGCTGGGCAACCAGATCGCTATTGTGGCGACGGATTACGCGTTTGCGCATGCCTCGGCCATCCGGTACTGTGAGTATATGGGACAGTTCTGGAAAGTTACAGGCGTCTCAATAAGGACTCCGGAGATCACCATGACGCTGGGAGGTGTTTATGATGGCCAAAGACCGGCTGGATCTTCAGGCACAGCTGTGCACCCTTGCCCCTAAGGCCTGGTTCAAACGTCCCCCGGACAATAAGATGAGCTATCCATGTTTCATATATCGGCTGAGCACTCCTGCAATCCGGAATGCCGACAACCACGCATATATGTATCTGGACGGCTACAATGTGATCTATATTTCCCGTGACCCGAGTGAAAGCATCGTACGAAGCATGCTGGAAAAGTTCGAGCACTGCTCGTTCGACCGCGAGTACGAATCCGACAACCTTTACCACTACAGCTTCAAGCTGTACTGGTGACCAAAAATTTTTATACAGGAGGTTTTTACCTATGCCTAATCAGTTTGCTATTGAATGGGATAGCACCGGCACACGCTATTTCCAGAACGGTGTTCAGCGCGGCGTGGTTTACCCGATGACTGAGCAGGGTACTTATCCGACCGGTTATGCCTGGAACGGCCTGATTGAAGTCGACGATAACCCCGACGGCGGCGACACCACTGACCTGTGGGCGGATAACATCAAATACGCTTCCTTCCGGAACCCCGAAAACAACGGCGGCTCCATCAAGGCGTACACGTTCCCGGCAGAGTTCCTGCCCTGCAACGGTGTGAAGATCGTGGACGGCATCGCCTACTACGGCCAGAAACGGCAGCCCTTCGGCTTCTGCTACCGGAATGAGATCAGCAATGACGCCGGTGCTGAAGAGTACGTGATTATCCTGGTGTACAACAGCACCATCTCCCCGACGAGCAAGTCCCATCAGACCAAGAGTGAGAACCCGTCCGCCGAGGAAATGAGCTGGGATTACAAGTCCACTCCGGTCAACGTGACCGGCGTCGAAGGTGTCACCACCACCAGCACCATGGAACTGGATTCCCGCCAGCTGACGGCTGACCAGATGGCGGCTATCGAAGCGGTTCTTTATGGAACCCCCGCTTCCGGCAACACGGAAGCCGTTGCCCCGCGCCTGCCCCTGCCTGGCGAAGTCGCCAGCATCATCAAGGCCGCGGCCTGATCCAAGTTACTTGCGGAGCAGAGATCTTAAGGGGTTTCTGCTCCGCTTCCCCTCTTTTTTTTGACCAATTGAAAGGAGAAAAGAAAAATGTTTACACGCGAATTTGAGTACACCGATTACAAAGGAAACAAGAAGAAGGCTTCCTATACTTTCTCCCTGGAGAAAGATGAAATGCTCCGGATGGAGCTGGGCAACTACGGCGGCCTGGAGCATACCATCAAGGCAATGATGGCGAAGAAGCGCCCGGACAAGGTACTGGACATGCTCGAGAACATCGTTCTCAGTTCTGTCGGCGAGATCAGCCCGGACGGCTCCAGCTTCTACAAGAATGAACAGATCCGCGAAGACTTCCGCCAGACCAAGGTCTGCCATGACCTGCTGTTCGAAATGATGAGTACCGAAGACGGCCTCATGAATTTCATCATGCAGGCAATTCCCGCGGAACTCGCGGCAGCCATGGCGGACGGCAAGGAAGACGCGAAACAGAGGCTGCAGGTTGTGAGCGCGAATGCTGACAATTGACATTCCGTCCATGACCTATGAGGTTCCGAAAAGCTGGAACGGAACCAGCAAGAAACTGATCAAGGTTCCCCCGATCCACCTGGAGATGGAGCATTCACTCATTTCCATCGCGAAATGGGAGGGGATCTGGGGCGTCCCGTTCATGGAACAAGACGATATGACGACCGAGCAGTTTCTCAGCTATTGCCAGTGCATGACAATCAACCG